AGAGCGCCATAGGTAACGCCGCCAAACGGATATATCGAGGTGCCGGTAATGAGGCCGTCGTATTTAAAAACGAAAGCCGATTAGAAACATTACCCACCACGTCGACAGCAGGTCACGGCCGCACGCTTGACGTAGGCGCAATAGACGAGGCATTTAGCGACCAGGACGACCGACGAGAGCAGGCCATGCTGCCAGCTATGGCGACACGTAAAGCCGCCCAGCTCTACGTAGTAAGTACCGCCGGCACAAACGAGAGCGCCTACCTTAGGCGTAAAGTAGCGGCAGGTAGGGCCGCTGTAGCCGAGGGTATAACTACAGGCCTGGCATATTTTGAATGGTCAGCCCTGGAAAACGACGACCCAGACGACGAGGCGACATGGTGGCAGGCCATACCCAGCCTCGGTATAACCGTAGATATCGAGACAATTAGGCACGCTCGCCGCACCATGACAGATAACGAATTTAGGCGAGCCTGGCTAAACACGTGGACGCAGGCCAGCGAGCTAGCCATACCTGCCCCAGCCTGGAATAAAGCGCAAGAAATTAAAACTAAACCAGCCGGCGAGCTCGCCTACTGTCTCGACATATCGTTAGACCGAGCCATTAGCAGTATTGCCGTAGCCGATGAGCTCGGCCGCCTAGAGGTTATAGAAACTCGGCCAGGTACCGGCTGGGTAGTAGATCGTCTCACAGAGATAGTCGGTAAACATGGCGGCAGAGTAGCTATAGACATGTACGGCCCAGCTGGCGCATACGCCCCACTACTAGAGGCCGCCAAAATTACGGTAGAAAAATACGCTCTAAAGGATATTTGTCACGCCGCCAACAGGTTTTATGACGCACTCATAGAGGGCCGTATTAAGATTAGACCTAACGAAAACCTAGATAGAGCCGCCCAGGCGGTACGTAAAAAGCCCATAGGCTCTAGCTGGCTATGGGCAAGAAACGACCCAGCGGTAGACCTAACGCCACTATTAGCCGCAAGTGTGGCGTATCATTGTGCTACAGACAAGAGAGCTAAACCCATCGTTAGGAGCGTCATATTTTGATAGCCTCAGCATTACAAGTAGTAGGTATTAGTATTACCCTCGTGGCGCTCACACTCGTAAACCCTATTTTGGGTATGTCTATAGCCGGTATCTGTGTTACAGCTTTAGGCGTCATGCTAGAGGGTAGAGAGAAATAATGTTACGCCAACTATTTAGCAGGGCTACCGTGCCGAGTGTCGCCAACATTAACGGCGCTACGGTAGACGCATACGGCCGAGTAGGTCGTTTTGGTGATTACGTAGACGCCGGTACCTATGTCGACGAAAATACGACCCTCACCGTTTCGGCTGTATGGCGAGGCCTTAACCTCATATCTGACGCTATTGGTAGTTTGCCTATCCACGCCTACGAAAATGGTAAACGTATTGAGCCGACGCCTAGCATTTTGGCACGACCTGCATACCCAGAGACAGCCGTAGAAACATATTCAGCAATGGCCGGCACGTTGGTATTGCATGGTAACTATGTAGCTGTAAAAGGGCCACTAAACGCCGACGGCTGCCCCGATCTTATTTATCCAGTAGCGCCTACTCGTGTTTCGGTAACCCGTGACGAGGGCCGCCTGGTCTACAAAATAGACGACATGGTATTTAACGCCAGCGAGGTTATGCACATTAAGGCGCACAGCCGGCCAGGTAGCGATTATGGGCTAGGACTATTACAGACCCAGCGGCAGCTCATCGGCTCAGCTTTAGCTATTAACGAGTACGCCGCTAAATATTTCGCTGGTGGCACAGCGCCTACCGGCATTATTAAAAGTGCTAACCCAGACCTAACCCAGCAAGAGGCCGACCTGCTAAAAAGTATGTGGCTGCAACATTACGGCGGCCGTAACCGTGAGCCTGCCGTACTCAACGCTACGACAGACTTTACCCCGATTACAGATAACGCCCAGCAGGCCCAGCTCATAGAGTCTCGTACGTTCAGCCTGACCGAGGTAGCAAACGCTTTAGGTATACCTGCCTACTATTTGGGCGCACCAAATACGAGCCGCACGTATAGCAATGTTGAAAGCGAAAACATGCAGCTAATCCGCTGGTCTCTCACGCCCTGGCTAACACGTATCGAGCAGGCCATGAGCGACCTACTACCAGAGGGACAGTACGCCAAATTTAATTTAGACAGCCTGCTACGAGGCGACACCCTCAGCCGATACCAGGCGCACAAGATCGGCATAGACGCAGGATTTTTAACCGTAAACGAGGTACGTCTCATAGAGGATAAACCTACCGATATGGTCGAGAGCGACGACACCGAAACGATAGAGGCACCAGATACAGAAGAATTACCAGACATGGCAGGAGATACCGCCGATGATTGAACATAGAAATTATGAGCTAGACCTAGAGGTAAGAGCAGGCGACGACGGCCGCACAGTATGCGGTATTGTCGTCCCGTACAATTTTGAGCAGCGTATTAACAGCCAGCTCACCGAGGTATTCAGGCCTGGCGCTTTCGCTGCCGTGACCCGTGCAGCTCACAGAGTAAAGCTACTCGTCAGCCATGACAGTAACGCCCTACCTATCGGCCGTGCCACCAAACTAGAAGAAACGCCAGCAGGGCTATACGGCGAGTTTAAAGTAAGCAAAACCGACCGAGGCGACCAAATTCTAGAGCTGGTACGTGACCAGGCGCTTACCGAATTTTCTATAGGTTTTGCACCATTAAAAGACCGTAAAATGTCTACCGGCGTCGTCGAGCGTATCAAGGCCCACCTGGCCGAGGTATCACTGGTTACGTTTGGTGCCTATGGTGAAAACGCTGTAGTAAGCGCCGTCCGTGAATTAGAGCAAGGCCGCCCAAATTTAGACGCCGCTAGAGCTTTATTAGACAGCCTAAAAAAATGATTAGCACAGCCAAAACAGTAACCACTACCCCAGCTGTAGTAATCGCCGCCGATGATAAGCACCGGACATGTTACATACACGTTATAGGTAATGGCATTGTGTACCTGGGCAACTCGAACGTGACGAGCACAAACGGACTACTCACCGAAAAGCACGCCGTACCGTTAGAGCTAGTGGTACCCCAAAACGAGACCGTATGGGCTGTAGTCGCCACCGGTACGGAAAACCTACGCATACTCACCCCAGACGTAGACTAAAACTATGCCCTGGCATATTGAAACAAACTACGCAGGCTGCACCGGCTACGCCGTCGTTAAAGACGCTGACGGCGAGATAGAGGCCTGCCACCCCACCAGAGCCGACGCTAAAAAACATTTAGCAGCTCTATATATTGCCGAGCCGACAGCACGAGCCCTAGACCGTGCCGGCGTGATCGTGGACATAGACGGCACGCTAGTAACTAACGACGGTACGCCCAGGCCTGCCGTGATCGAATACGTGAAACAGTTAGACCGACCTATTTTTATCGTTTCGGGCCGTGATATTTCTACTCGTGTAGTCACTAAAGAGCTGGTAGATAGTCTGGGTATTGACTACCAGCAAATATATTTAAACGACCGTAGTAACACGCTGGCCCATAAAAAAGCTACAGCGAGCCGTTTAATAGGTATGTACGGTATTGACGTAGCGGTAGAGAATGACGCCACCACGAGAGCTATTTACTCGGAGCTGGGCATAGGTGACGTGGTAAACCCTAACGATATTAGCCGCCGTACTCGCCTTGAATATGCGCTAAATATTATGCGTCGTCTGCTACCGTAAAATATAGAACATAGAGCACCCCACGCATAGTGGCACCCTCAGCATAAAAACCATTTACCCCCACGTTTTTACTACAGGAGAAACCCCCACTATGAGTAATCCATTTTTAAACGGCTTGACCGAAAAGCGCCAGGCTAAAACAGAACTAATCGAGGCAACACTTAACGCCGCCGCTGAGTCTGACCGTGACCTCACCGAGGCCGAGCTGGCCAACGTTGAGGCATTGAGCACCGAGGCCCGAAAGCTTGACGAGCGTATTAGCGTCATTGCTGAGATTGAAAGCCGTAACGCTAAGGCCGCCGAATTGGCCGCCAAAATTGACGGCGCTACGGAAACACGAGCCACCGGCGGCGCACGTATCACCAGCGAAGAGCCGACCTACTCGACACGATCAGAACACCATTTCTTGACCGACGCCCTTAACGCCTCGTTTGGCTGGGATACCGACGCACAGCAGCGTATGGCCCGTTATAACCGTGAGGTAGCTATCGAGCGCCGAGACGTTTCTACGTCTAACTTTGCTGGTCTCGTGGTGCCACAGTACCTCGTCGACATGTACGCACCGTTGGCCCGTGCCGGCCGTCCGACTGCCGACATTTCACGTAACCACGCACTACCGGCGCAAGGTATGACCGTGAACATCTCACGAGTCACCACCGGCGTAGGCGTCGATTACCAGGCTGCCGAAAACGACACCGCTACCGAAACCAACATGGATGACACGCTTTTAACTGTGAACGTGAACACCATCGCAGGTATGCAAGACGTGTCGAAACAGGCCATTTTGCGAGGCGCAAATATCGAAGAAGTAGTGTTAGCCGACCTGGTTAAGGCTTACCATACGAAACTTGACTACGGCATTTTGAACGGCGACGGCTCAAGCGGTACCCCCGTCGGTTTGACTAACCTCTCCGGCACCGTCTCTGTGACCTACACAGACGCCAGCCCCACCGTTGCCGAGGCATACCCTAAGCTTTTGGACGCTATCCAACAGATTCAGAGTAACGTTTTCCAGGGCCCTAGCCATATCGTTATGCACCCTCGCCGCCTCGGCTGGTTCCTATCGGCAACCGACACCACCGGCCGCCCGTTGGTAGTGCCAAACGCTAACGGCCCGATGAACGCTGCCGGAACATTCTCAGGTCTCGGCTACGGCCAATCTGGGCAGTATTCCATCGTTGGTTTGCCGATCATTACCGACGCAAACGTAGCGACCAACCTCGGCACTGGTACTAACCAGGACGAAATTTACATTGTCGCCGCCGACGAAATGCACCTATGGGAAAGCCCAGGCCAGCCGACCTACGTCCGTTTCGAACAGCCAGACGGCAAGGTAGCGGTACGTATCGTTATGTTCGGTTTCTCAGCGTTTACCGCTGGACGTTACCCGAAAGCCGTCGCCAAAATTGGCGGTACTGGTCTCGTCACCCCGACATTCTGACCCACACGGCCAGAGTAGCTGCTGGCGTATGTTGAGTACGCCAGCAGCTAACCCCCACCTAGAAAGCAGCCGCCATGAGTTTAGAAAAGCAAATAGCCGCAGCTGTCGCCGCAAAAATTCCACCGGCTACTATCGCTAAAATGTTTGGTCTAGTTGAGGTAGCCATTAAAGCTGCACCAGCTGTAACCCAAATAGCAGACGAGGTAAAAGCCGTCGTTAAACCAGCACGCCGTAAAATTATCAAGGGCAAGTAATGGCAATCACCAACGGCTACGCCACGCTGGCCGAGGCTAAAGCATATTTGAGCATTGCCGACAGCATTGACGACACCATGCTAGAAAGCATGGTAGAGGCCGCCAGCCGATCTATTGACAATATCGCCGGCCGCCGTTTCTACTTAGACGCCTCAGCTAGTGCACGACTATATCGAGGCACTAACCCGTATATCTTGACCGTAGACGATTTCGGTAGCACTACAGGCCTGGCCCTAGCTTTAGATACAGGCGGCGACGGCACCTATGAGACGACCCTCACGTATAACGTGGACTACGTAGTAGAGCCGTTTAACGCTGTAGCAATGGGCAAACCGTACACTCAGATTACGCTCGTCGGCGGCCAGCTTTTACCCTGGCTACTACCTAACCTCAGGCCGTCCGTACAGCTAACCGCTAAATGGGGATTCCCGACCGTGCCCGACGATATCAGCCAGGCGTGCCTCATTCTGACTGCCGACATGTATAAGCGTAAAGACTCGGTAGGCGGCAACCTCGGTATCTCTGAGCTGGGCGCTATTCGTATGAGCCCGTTAGGCCGTGACATTGCAGCCATGACCAGAGCGTACCGCCGTGAGGTTATAGCGTGAGCATGACGCCCAGCAGCGTACGAGACGGCCTCAAAACGGCCTTAGCAACTATTACAGGTTTGCGTACCTATGACATTATCCCCGACGGTATCGCACCCCCAGCTGCCGTAGTCGGCCTGCTGAGCCTTGATTTTGATATGTCAATGCAGAGGCACCTAGACAGCGGCGATATTGAGGTAATGGTTATCGTCGGCCGTATGAGCGAGCGAGCCGCACAAGACAAACTAGACGCCTATCTTGCCGGTAGCGGTAGTGGTTCAATCAAGGCCGCTATCGAGGCAGATACGACACTAGGCGGCAGCGTCCAGACATGCCGAGTATTAAGCGCCTCACCTACTACTATTACAGTAAGCGGCGCAGACATGCTGTGTTACAGGTATCAGATAGAGGTAATCGGATAATGGCAACATATAAAGTATTAAGCGACATTTTTCGTGAGCCGCAAGGCTCAACAGTGACAGACGATCAACTAGACGGCCTTAACGTTGAGGCCCTGGTACTCGCCGGACATTTAAAAGCAGAACCCAGCAAAACTAAAACAGATAAGGAATAAGAACATGGCCGTAGAAATTCTTAAAAACTGTAGCGTCACTATTAACGCTGTCGACTTATCGAGCCTGGTTGAAAGTGTGTCGATCAACCACGCCGCCGAAAAAGTAGAAATTACGTCGATGGGTATGACGTCCCGACGGTACGTTACGGGCCTCGTCGCTGACTCAATGACGATCAACTTTTATAACGATTTTGCGGCCACCAAAACAGAGGCAACGCTGTACCCGTTGGTAGGCACTACTACTACCGTCCTGGTTAAGCCGACTACCGCAGCTGTCAGCGCCACCAATCCGAGCTATACGTACTCAAATGCTTTCGTCGAGTCTCATACGCCGCTAGGTACCGGCAAGGTAGGCGAGGTACCAATGACACAAATTAGCCTTACAGGTGGCGACATTGTTAAAGCCATCGCCTAATTATTTAACATAATTAAACATAATCAAAGGGGAATAGCAGCATGGTAGGTAATGAGCTAGAGGTAATCACAGTCGAGGGCCCCGTACATAGGGTACCTATCACTATTGCCGTTATGTGCAGCTGGGAAGATCAACACCCAGGGCTACTGTGGACGGACTGGGCGACTAAACCGACGTTTAAACCGTTGGCATATATGGGCTGGGCGGCGTGCCGTAATAGCGGTATCGTCGTTAAACCATTCCCAGAATGGCTGCCAACCATTACAGCCGTGAACATTCTGGGAAAAGAGCAGACGGCCCAGGCTGGCATCATAAACTCATAGCCCAGGTAGCAATACTCACCGGCATAGCACCTAACGAGCTGCTCGATACGCCTATGCTCATATTTGAGGAAATGGTAAACATACTCGAACAGAGAGCACAGCATGGCCGTACAGCAAACGACAGTAACGATAGATGGGCTTAACCAGCTACGCCGTGCATTTAAAACCCTAAACGAAAACGCTAAAGAGGATTTTAAAGCAGCTGGGTACGCCTCGGCCACCATCGTTAGAGACGAGGCTAAAAGCCTCGTACCCGTCGTATCAGGCCGGCTACGTAACTCTATTCGTGCAGCTATGGTCGAGTCAGGCGGCAAGGTACGGGCAGGTATTAAAAGCGTGCCGTATGCCGGCCCTATCCATTTCGGCTGGGGACGCCGAAACATTACGCCCCAGCCGTTCCTATACCAGGCTATCGACCGACGGCACGGCGAGGTACTCGATACATACCTGGCACACTTAGAGCGCATTACTAACGGATTTTGTGCACCAGCTGGCGGTGCTGCACCACGAGCTAAACGGGCCGCCGCTAAAACAGGTACCAGTAAGACTCAGGCCGACTGGGATAAGATTATCGAGGCAGGAATGAGTAAAGCTTATGGCAAGTAAAAACGCTGCAATATCGGTAAACGTTATAGCCGACGCCGCCAAATTTAAAGCAGGCCTAAAGCAGGCCGAGCAGGCCGCCGGCTCATTTGATAACCAAATGAAAAATATGGCTAAAGGCGTAGCGGCAGCTTTCGGTACCGCCGCTGTAATAAATTTTGCTAAAGCGTCTGTCACGGCCGCTATGGACGACGCCGCCGCCCAGGTAGAACTACAGCGCCAGCTAAAAGCGTCTACAAACGCTACAGAGATACAGGTTCAAGCGGTAGAGGATTACATTAAGAAAACGCAGAACGCTACCGGCGTGCTTGACGACCAGCTACGCCCAGCGTTTGCTACCCTGACCCGTTTCACTAAAAACCAGACCGAAAGCCAAAAGCTTTTAAACCTTGCGCTCGACATTTCTAGTGCTACGTCTAAGCCGCTAGAGGCCGTGAGCCTGGCGTTAGGTAAGGCGTACAGCGGCAGTACAACAGCTCTACAAAGGCTAGGCATACAAACGAAAGACGCCGCCGGCAAGGCTTTAGCTTTTGACGAAATACAGCAGAGCCTTGTAGCCACGTTTGGTGGAGCTACTCAAAAGGCCGCCGAAACTACCGCCGGCAAAATGAAAATAGCCCAGGCGTCTTTTGCAGATATGCAAGAGGAAATAGGCGTAGCGTTAATACCGGTATTGGCTGGCCTTTTAGACGCCATTACGCCGATTATTGACGCTTTTAATAGTTTATCCCCAGGTCAGCAGGCCGTCATAATTAACGCTGTGATGATGGTTGGCGCTGTCAAAGCCGCGACTACAGCACTAACAGGCTTAGGCGTAGCCGCTGGTACGGCACAAGCAGCAGCCTTGCCGTTGCTAGCTTTAATGGCGGCCTTTGCGGCATTTCAAGCCTATAGGTCAGGTAACACAGTTGATAATACGTATCTAGAGAAAAACTACGCCGACGAGCTGCAACGCACCATAGGCCTAGAGGGGGAATCTTTAAGGTCTGGTTTTCTTGCTTTGCAAATGAGGGCGTCCCAACTTAAAGGCGCTGGCGAATTAGCAGAGGGCGTAAGCGTAACCGAAGAGGCATTTAGAGCCTTAGCCCAGGCCAGCCCAGCAACAGCACGAGCCGTATTAGAATTTTCAACAGCGGCAAGTTATAACGATACGACGCTAGAAAAACTTAACGGCATTTTAGACGAGACAATTAACAAGCAAGCCGGCGTAGGTACCGCTGCTAGGGAAAGTGCAGCGATGATCGACGACGCAGCAGCGGCAGTCGAGGGCTACTCTACTCAATGGTCTAACCTTAAAACCGAGCTATCAGACCAGGTTATGTGGGACGATCTAGATACGTCGTTTGATGACCTGAGAGTTAAAGCGGCTGAGGCTTTCGGCGGTAGTGAGCAGTCCGTTAAAGATTTTAATAAGCAGCTGCAGGCCAGCTGGTCGGAAATTGACCAGGTAATGCAGGCCCTAGAGCTACCGCCAGAGGTACAAACTAAGGTCTCAATATTATTTGATGAGGGCAAATTTGATAAAATTACTGCCCTATTAAAAGCTCTCGATACGGCAGGCGTAGCACGCCGTAACGCTGCACTCGGCCCAGGTTTCGGCGTCGGTTTCTTCCCAGGTATGGCTAACGGCGGTACCGTCGTCGGTAGTGGTCTCTCGTGGGTGGGAGAAAACGGGCCAGAACTTTTGAACCTGCCACAAGGCGCTACCGTAACCCCAATGGCAGCCACCACTGTAGGCGGCAACACTATAAACATTACGGTAACGTCGGCCGACCCTCAGGCTGTAGTAAACGCTATACGTGATTTTGAACGCCGTAACGGCAGCGGCTGGCGTAGATAATGGCAACGCTACCCACCACTAAAACAGAGATTAGTTTTGCCTCAACCTGGGACGCCGCTAGCCCGACCTGGATAGACGTTACCGACTATGTACGCTCTATTGAAATTAACCGAGGCCGTGCCGAAGATCTAAACCCATTTGACAGCGGTATGGCACGAGTCGAGTTAGATAACCGAGACGGCCGTTTTAACCCGTCCAACACAGCCAGCCCGTACTACCCAAATGTCAAGCCACGAAAACAGATACGCCTAACCAGTACCTACGAGGTACCGACACGTACCAACCTATGTACTAACCCATCGTTTGAGGCAGTAGGTACTACCGGCTGGCTCCCCGTTAACGCCACTATCGCACGGGCCGCCGGTACTATCACAAACGGCAGCGGCTCATGGTCGGCACAAGTAACACACACTACGACAGGATTCGGCGGCGCTACTTTTAACGTATCTGGCGTTACACCAGGTAATGCTTACACAGCGTCTATACAGTTCCTACGTTTAAGCGGCCCACGTACCTACCAGCTCGCCCTAGACTGGTATAACGGCGCTAGCTACATATCGACAACAGGCGGCCCAGGTGGCACCGGAGCTACGTCTACCCGTTTCACTGTCACGGGAACGGCCCCAGCAGCTGCTACTAATGTAGTTGTTACCGTATACAGCACCAGCGCCGGCGCTGTCGGTAACTGGTACCAGATAGACGCCTTGCTAGTTGAGCAGTCGTCTACCGTTAACCCTTATTTTGATGGCAGCAGCCCAGGTGCACAGTGGACGGGCACGGTTAACGCCTCGACGTCTACCAGCACCCGTACTAATTTGATTTCTAACCCATCGTTTGAGACTAATGCATTAGGTTGGAACCCTAACGGCTCCGTAAACACGAGAGTAGAGGCGACCTGGGGTGTAGGCGAATACGCCTATAGAATTGTGGCGAACGCCGCCACAAACTCTGGTACGTTCACGTCCGCTACTTATTTCAGCGTTAGGCCTGGTGTCCCATACACAGCAAGTTATTTAGCTAAAGCTATTTCAGGGACTCTACGCCGTTTGTATATCGGCATATATTTTAGTGACGCCGCTGGCACGTTTATTAACCAATTTTTTACGGGCAAACTATTAACGACAGAGGCTCAAACTTTTTCTATAACGGCGACGTCACCAGCGGCGGCAGCGTTTGGTGGCATATTTGCGTACACGTTAGACGGCGGTACTACAGGCGATATTTTCGAAATGGATAGCGTGCTAGTTGAGCAGTCGGCCACCGTTAACCAATATTTCGACGGCAGCAGCTCCGGTATCTCATCGTGGACGGGCGCTATAAATAACTCGGTATCTGTGGAGCGTACGACGAGCTGGCCGCTATTTAGAGGGTACGTACAGACATGGCCGCAAGAATACCCACAGTACGGCCTAGACGCCACGAGCACTATTACAGCGGTAGACGGCCTAGCCATTCTGGGCGGTATGAAAACGCCTATAGACGAAATGGCGGCCCGTATCTCAGCTGGTGAACTACCAGCCTTATACGCACGCTGGAAACTAGGCGACACAGACACCACTAACCCTAGATATCTTGACAGCAGCGGCAACGGCCGAGACCTACCAGTAGTAATGGGCCAATTCACGGGCCCACCAATGGCAAAATATTTAGACGACGCCAGCAGCGTATTTGCGTACGGTAACGGCTCGCTAGGTTTCGCTACCGCTACCAACAGCACGGCATACAGTATTTCTATGTGGATACAAACCACGCAGACGCCAGCGCCTGGCTATCTCGCAATGCTTTTCGAGGGTGGCCGGCAAGGGCTTAATAATGTACAGGTCGGCCTTATGGAAAGCGGCTTTATCTATTTACGTGGATACGACTATAACCCAGGTTTTATACCTTACGCAGAGTCGAACGTTAGGGTAAACGACGGGCAGCCGCACCATATCTGTATTACGTCTGGCGGCGGCGGCATTGAGAGTAAAATTTATATAGACGGCGTAGACAGGACTACATACAACCCTAATCTCACATACACGAGTGAACTATTCGGTACCTGGTCGCTGGCATTATCTTTAAGTAATGACCCTCAGCAGCAGTATTACGGATATATGCAGGACGTTTGCGTATGGTTTAGTCGACTATCAGCTACGCAGGTCGGCTACGTTTACGGTATTGGTACTGGTCTCTCGTCTGGTGAAACGACATCAGCGAGAGCTACGAGAATAGTTAACGCTATTTGGCCTGGAGCACCTAAAACGTTTGCTACTGGTTATGGCTATTGCTCAACGTCCGAATATAACGAAAACGCTCTAAACGCTTTACAGAAAATAGCAGACACAGAAAACGGCCTATTTTTTGTAGACAGGTCAGGTACTCTCACGTTTCGTAATAGGTACTACTGGCAACAGATCGCCGAGGGAATGACCAGCCAGGCGACACTAGGCGACGATCAGGGTATCGGATATGAGACGATGGGCTTTAGATACGACGCCGACCAAATGGCTAATACGTTCGTTATTAACTCTGGTATCGGCGTCCCCCAGACGGCATACGACGCCGCTACCGTATCTGAGTACGGCTCACGTACCGTAACGCTTGATACGCTCCTATCAACCGTAGACGCACTCTCAATGGCTCAAGGATTAGCGGCCCAATACTCGACACCGGTATTACGCTCGGAGCCGTTCACGGTAAACATGGCGAGCGACATTAACGCCACCCGATTACTTAACCTAGAGCTGGGCTACAAATTCACGTTACGCCGTAACGCTTTAGGCGTCGCCTCAACCATTAAGCAAAATTTATCTTTAAACAGCGTGCAGCATTTTATACGGCCTGGCAGTTGGGTAGTCACGATAGACGGCTCGCCCCGTGAGCAGTACAACTGGTTTACACTTGATAGCAGCCTGCTAGACGGTACCGATGAGATAGGCTATTAGTCATGGCTGCACCTACAAACCTGCCGGCGTCATTCACGGCCGCTACCGTCCTGCCAGCGTCCTCGTTAAATAGTTTACGTGGCGCTTTTCGTATCTTGCAGGTCGTTATGGGCTCAACCAGTACGCCTACAGTTAATTCGACGAGCACCTACGCAGATACCACGCTTTCAGCAGCGATTACCTGCCAAAGCACGTCAAGTAAAGTCCTAGTGTTAGTGTCGCACCCGACGGTAAGCAAGGCCACCGACGCTAACTCAGGCGTAAACCTACGCCTACTACGTGCCGGCGTACCTCTCGTAACGTTTGGCTCAGGTATTGGGTTTACCGGCACAACTTTACCCGTAACCGCTAGCAGCTCTCTCTCGTATCTTGATACGCCGGCTACTGTCTCTTCCATAACTTATAGAACCCAATTCTCTAACAATGCCAACGCTGCTAGCGTGACCGTACAAGTTAACAGTACGATTAGTACCATCATTTTATTAGAGGTGTCAGCGTGACCAGTACCGACCGTATCTGTGCATGGCTTATCGAGCAGGGCTATACGTCTGGCTGGGTACTCACCGGCGACAAAATAACGCTATGGCTAAACGATGACCCTCAGCCCGAAATACCAGCAGAGCTGCTAGACCCAGCTCCGGAGCTACTGCCAGAATTAGCACCGGAGCCGTTACCGGAGCCTGAGACAGAGATAGAACTAGAAACAGAACTAGAGCCAGAACCAGCACCGGAGCCACCAGCAGAGCTGGGCCGGCCGACCTGACCCCACGAGCCGGCAGTGAGTCGGTAAACTCGTAACACGGGCCCAAATAGAGCGAGGTTAAACCTTATGCGTAGAGCCATACCCATTATTAGCGTGCTTTTTCTTTTAGCATGTAACCAACCTGAGGCGCAGCAGACGACGTTACCGCTGCTGCCGGTACCGCCCGTAGTCACTATCCCCGTGACCGTTGCGCCTCAGGCCACCACGACCAGCACCACTACCACAACGACAGAGGTACCGCTGGAATTTGACGTAAACGACTACATAGACGAGTCGAGAGCACAGCACGGCAACTGTGGAGAATGGTACGAAACAGCAGTAGCGGCAGGCTGGGAACTACCGACCTACTGGCCCGACCTGAGCCGCATTATGTATGTCGAGAGCCGCTGTACCCCTACAGCATTTTCAGGTAGTGACGCCGGCCTGACTCAACTCAACAGGGTACATACCGACGGCCTGGCTACTCTGGGCTACTCGTGGCCTGCCGACGCATTTAACCCCACAGTCAACCTACGGTACGCCTGGGTACTGTACCGTGACGCCTGCATAAACAATAACGGCCAGCGCCCCTGGTCATACATAAAATGCTAAATACGGTAATCTTGTATCACTATGACACAGCCAAAACGTCACCGGACACTACGAAAACTAGGCGGCCTCGTGCTGCTACTGCTCGTATTCTCGGCAGGTTTTTTATGCGGCTGCACCGACCGATACCGAAACCCAGCCGATGACCCAGCCAATACGACACAGACCACCCTCACGCCGTAAGCGCCGCTACACAGCCGACGAGATCGACGCACGAGTACGAGCTACCGTAATCGTCACTATCGCCGGCGTCGTCTCTATCAGCGTATTAGCCATTATTTATAGTCTCATTTTCGTATACCAGCCCGACAATTTGTCACCGGTAGACGACCAATTTTTTCAGATACTCAGCCCGTTAACGTTAAGCCTCGGCGGTACTCTCGCCGGCCTGGCAGCTGGTGGCGCTATCCGGAGACGAGACCAGGAAATAGGAGACCCAGAGAATGACTAGCCGACCGTATACAGGGAACAGCGACGCCGTGCACTCGGCTAAGCGTGAGGGTACTAAAACGTTTGTCGATTACTGCTGCTACCTATTCGGCGTTAAGAGTCTCGGTATCTTTGTTAATCGTGACATGGTGGGCACCACGCCGCCTCGTAAAAGTGTGCACGCCACCTGGCGAGCTGTAGACCTGGGCGGTAACCCTGCACAATTAAAAGCCCTGATAGCGTTTCTATACGACCATCGTGACGTTCTACAGGTAGAAGAAATTCACGATTACAGCAGCGCCTATATGCCTAACCCTAAAGGCTGGGGAGCTGGCTATAGGTGTGATCGTGACAGCTGGAAAGTGTACGACAAAAATACCATAGGCTCAAAAGGTGGCCGATGGGCCCACGTCGAGATATCGCCACTATTGGCCGACCACCCAGACCTAGTACATGCAGCGTTTAAAAAAATATTTAGCTAATGCCATACGACGACGACCCACACCGCCAGGCCTACGAAAACGCTATGGCGCACGCATGGCAGACAACACTCACCGCTATCTCTGAGTATCTAGTTATGCCCACAAATAACGCCGGCAACCATACGCCCGACGACGACGCCTACTATTACTGCTCTCGGCCTGACTGCCCTTGCCACGAGAAATAAAAAGAAACGGCTCATAGTTGGTAATGCTTGACAGGTTTACTGCATATCGGTAAAGTGTCTCACAGCCACCCATTAGGGATATGGGGAGCAGAAAAGAGCAGCAGACATGGCATTTAATAACGATGACTACGCCTCAGTAGCCGAGCGAGTAGCCCTATTTTGGGCCGAGTGCCCAGACGGCCGCATAATGACAGAGTGCACAGCCGACGACGGTAAACGAGTCGTATTCAAGGCGTCGGTATATCGACACCGTGACGACACCCAGGCGACAGCGACAGGGTACGCCGAGGAATTACGAGCAGACCGAGGCATTAACGCCACCAGCTGCTACGAGGTAACAGAAACAAGCGCCGTCGGTAGGGCACTCGCTAACTATAAATTTACGGCGTCTAAAAAGAATATGAGGCCGTCCCGTGAAGAAATGCAGGCCGCCCAGGACGCAGCCAACCGTATAGCGTTAGACGAAAAGCACCGCTACACCATAAAAAACCTGATAACCAAATTGGCCTACTCGCCCGACGAGGCCAGAATACTTATCGAGTCTGTCGCCGGCCCTGGGGCCAAACTAGCCAAACTTAAAACAGCCGACCTAGAGAACGTGCTCGCCGCACTCGAAGAAATGGCGGCCCTAAAATGATAGAGACACTATTTTTAGTTTCGTTTGGTATCTACCTGCTATTTCATACGCAGGATATTTAGACGTGGACGATCATACCCAAAACGTATTAGACCGACTCAGAGTAAACGCCAGCTATTACGAACGCAAACATAAAGCACTCGGCCTATCTGACCTACTCAGAGACGCCGCCGATCTAATCGACGCATGGTATGACCGAGCCGAGCAGGCCATAACCGAGGCCTCAGACGCCGCACAAAACAAAACGACACCTACTCACAAAATGCGTGAGATACGCAAACAGCGTAAACCACGATTACCAGACGTAGCGATAGCAGAACGCCGACCAGCGCCGGCGTGCGAGCAGTACGAGACAGACCTAAACCAATTACTCAACCTCATAAAGGATTTGCACAAATGACACCAGGGGACATACCAGCCAAATATCAGGGCATTATCGACCATGCCGAATACCTCGTATTGAAAGTTAGTCGGCTAGAGGCCGAGATAATTCAATTACGCCGGCAACTTTCTAACGCTTACGGGCAGCGAGATAGTGCCCGTGACACGGCCGCATTATTAGAGGTGATAGCCGACGCAGGTTTAGGGCTGGCATACTCTGGCGCTTGCGATTATTGCGATAGTCACGCCGCTACAGAGCTAAACAACTGCCCCGATAAGCATGGTTGGCATAGCGCCTATAACCAAATGGCCGACGTATTGGAGCATTTACAATGAGCGACCAACTCGACCTATTTGGCGCTCACGCACGCACTACAGACCCTCAGACGAGCCACCAGGCCGCCCGTAGTGTCAACGTGACACGAGGCCAGCAAATAGTTTTAAACGAGTTTCTCATGTACCACGAAATGACAGACGAGCAGCTTATAGAGGTACTCAAAATACGCCAGGGCTCATGCCCAGACGCCAAACTCTCAGATAGCGGCGCTAGGTCTCGACGGGCCGAGCTGGTTACTATCGGGATACTAAAAGACACGGGCCACCGGACTACTACAGCTGCTGGCCGTAAAACTACGATATGGGGACTTAATGAGTAGGTACACGCCACCTAAAAACCGTGACGATAATTCAGCACTCGGCCAATATTGGCATAGGCAGTTTCACATTTTGCAGGCAGAAAATGACGCTCTCTGTGAGGCGTATAGTTCACTCTTAAAGTTAGCTATCGGACTCGCCGGCGATGACCCAGAGATTTTAAAAGCATTACGCCAGTCGTTAGAGGGCCTATCAAATGAAGATTAGCGAGAGACAACTACAGCAGACGGTAGAAACACTGGCCGAGTATTTAGGCTGGTGGGTATGGCACGATAACGACAGCCGGCGTAATAAAGCAGGTTGGCCAGACCTGGTACTTATTAGACCTGGCCGCCTCATATTTGCCGAGCTTAAAACGGAAACGGGCCGCCTCACAGATGAGCAGCGCCGTATCTTGAGCATGCTCAAAATGGCAGGGCAAGAGGTTTACGTATGGCGGCCTAACGATATGGAAACTATTAGAGGGATATTGAAACGATGATAATTAGAGCCCCCAGACCTACCGAGAGCTTTACGGTAATACGTAACGCCATTATCAGAGACAGCCGCCTCTCATATCGTGCTCGTGGCGTACTTGTCTCTATCCTTAGCCGGCCTGATAACTGGCGTTGTAGCAGCACTCAGCTAGCCCGTGAGGGCTCAGAGGGCAGAGACGCCATTAGGACAGCCCTAGACGAGCTAGAGGCCCAGGGCTACCTAATACGCCTCACGTATCGAAACACACGAGGGCAAATGGTCACAGACCTACACGTACGAGACACACCTAACAGTATTGCGCCGACGCCTGGAAAACCGACGCCTGGAAAACCGACGACGGATAACCAGGCGTCCTAATAATAACTATCACTAACAACATATAAGAAACCGAAAAGTCTATAAAACTTTACTAATAGGGAGATAGCAGCAAATGGAAATATCAGCAGCAAAAACACAATTAGAGGTATGGGCAGAATGGTACCAACCTAAGCACGTACCCTGGAGACGCTGGCGTAACGGCCCCACAGAACCGCCAACCATCGAGCAAGAATGGATAGCCCTACTCTCACTACACCCAGCCGGCGTACTTAAAGTAATCAGCCGCAAACTAGAAGATTATAAAAACCCACCTAGCCTGCTCGATATGCGCCGCATGCTCAGAGACATAGAGGCCCGACTCATACCAGACGACGCCGGCACTAATCACGGCACGATCATATGCCCGACATGTAACGGTAGCGGCTGGCGTGTTCGCTGGGTAGAAACAGGCCTATACCCTCACGATGAGGCGTACCCTTGCCAGCCTTGCGGCAAAAGCGGCGTAGTGCTAGCTCATAAAGCGGCAGCAGCTGCACCACGTCACGCAGACGCCGACCTATTCTAATCTCATGGCTAAACCATACAAACGAAAGAAACAGGTCTACGGCGGCCCCTGGCGACGCATACGCCAACAGGTACTAGAACGAGACCAGTACCAATGCCAGGTACGCCAGCAAGGCTGTACCCGTATAGCCACTACCGTAGACCATATACAGCCGTTGGCATTAGGTGGAGAATGGTACGAGCCCACCAATCTACGGGCAGCCTGCTCATACTGCAATATTAAACTAGGGCACAAAACTAGGGCCCTACTCGCCGGCAAACGCTCGACGGTAGCCCTACCTACCCAGAGCGCCCCAGCGTCGAGGCAATGGTGAACACGAGCACCAAATATGGGCCCCGTTTTTTCCCAGGCGAAAACTACGGGTACCCCGTCTCATTTGTCTATTCTTATACTAAACAGAATGGCTAGGTAATCATGGCAGCTGCAAAACGGCCCGTAAAAAAACAGAACGCAAAAAAACCAGCGGTAATAAAACCGAAACAGCCACAAACTAACTTAGACGCACTCGAAATGGTAATAGACCAACTACGTCACGCCGGCCGTATCGAGCGCATAGACGAGGCAGTAGTCATGGCCGCACGGGCCCTGGCCGCACAAGTAGACGATAAACCAGATAACGCCGCACTATGGCGAGAATACCGAGCAGCTGAGCAAACGCTTAGAGGAATTAGCACCTATGCAGACGACGCATTTAGCCTACTCATTGACCAGCTGCACGCCGAGAGTTAGCACCGGCAGAACGCCAGGCCGCACTAATCACGGTAAGCAAGTAGCCAAAATAGCCGAGATACTCGGTAATCCGTTAATGCCCTGGCAGCAGCTCGTAGCCGACGTAGCTACCGAGTACCAAATAAAAGACGGGCAAGAAATACCCTATTACCGTGAGGTCATAGTCACCGTCCCTAGACAGGCTGGTAAGAGTACGCTACTACTGGCCCTATTTCTACATAGAGCCCTACTATCTAAGACGCCTCAGCGTCTGGCCTATACCTGCCAGACAGGCTGGGACGCACGTAAAAAGCTTTTAGACGACTGGGTACCGATCATTGAAAAGAGCGCCATAGGTAACGCCGCCAAACGGATATATCGAGGTGCCGGTAATGAGGCCGTCGTATTTAAAAACGAAAGCCGATTAGAAACATTACCCACCACGTCGACAGCAGGTCACGGCCGCACGCTCGACGTAGGCGCAATAGACGAGGCATTTAGCGACCAGGACGACCGACGAGAGCAGGCCATGCTGCCAGCTATGGCGACACGTAAAGCCGCCCAGCTCTACGTAGT